GACCTGTTACCAGTGAAGCTGGCCCTGGTGCCCAGACCTTCACTTATCGCATCATGGACTCCACTGGTGAGTTCAAGCTGATTGCTGATGCTGCTGATGACCTGCCCCGCGCCGACATCAGCCAAACCGAGAAGAGCATTAACATCCGCTCCTTCGGTGGTTCCTTCGGTTACACCGTGCAGGAACTGCGTGCTGCTCAAATGGCCAATATCGCTCTGGAGCAGCGTCGTGCTGCTGCTGTGCGTCGCGCCTATGAGGAGAAGGTGGAAGAAGTGGCCCTGTTCGGCGAGAGCACCGTGGGCTTGGCCGGTTTCTTCAATAATTCGACTGTGGACGTTGTTGCTGCTGACAAGTGGTTCACCACTGCCGGCACCACTGCCCAAGAGATGCTTGAGCTGCTGAACTATGGCGTGACTGCCATTATCAATGGCTCCAAGATGAAGGAGCAGCCCGACACGATCCTGCTGTCCTATGCCGATTACAACAAGATCAGCACCACTCGCAACTCTGATAGCTCGGACGTGACTGTGCTGGAATATTTCCTGCGCACTAATCCTTACATCCGCAATGTTGAGCCTATCAACCAACTGGATGCTGATAACAGCGTGCTGAACACTGACCGCATGGTTGTGTACAAGCGCGATCCCGAGAAAGTGCAACTGCACATTCCTCAACCCCTTGAACTCTTCCCGCCCCAGCAGCGTGGTCTTGAGTTCATTGTTCCCGCTCATGCTCGTGTGGGCGGCGTGGCTCTGTACTATCCCAAGAGCGTTATCTACGTGCAGGCTTCTGCCTGAGGATAGCCAAACAAGGGAGGGACGTTAAGCTATGGACAATTGTTTCTTTTGAACAATGCTCATCGCTTATCGTCCCGAACTTGAAAACCCGCCCCGCGAAGGCGGGTTTGGCATTATTACCCAAGCTGGCATGATTCAGCTTACTCCTGGCCTTAATCAGGATATTCCTGAAAGTCAATGGAAAGCAGCCCGTGAAAACAAGACAGTTAAGCGTCTTATGAACATCGGTGCCATCGAAGAAGTGAGGGAGCAAATCATGGTGGAAGACATTCCTCAAGACGTGCAAACTCTTTCTCAGATGCCAATGATTGAAGCCATTCGCATGATTGAGCTCATTCATGACGCGGATCAATTGACTGGATGGAAAAAGATTGAAGGTCGCGTAAGGGTGCGTAATGCCATTAGCAAACGTCAAGAAGCCATTCGCATTGGGAAAGCCTGATTATGGCAGTCACTTATGCGAGTTTTCTTGAGCGGTTTCCTGAATTCACGCCCCATCCATCGGGAATCGTGAATGGTGCCATCGCTGAAGCCACTTTTGATGCTTCGGAAGATGTGTTTGGAAGCCAAACTGATAGGGCAGTCAAGTTTCTTGCTGCACATATCATTGCCATTCAACTTGCACAAATGGGCATTCAAATTGGTGCCACCGATGGCAAGGTATATGGTGAGGGGCTTGATGCCACTCAATACGGTCAAGAGTTCAAGCGTATGCTGAATCTTCTCCCTTCTTCTGCTGTTGGTTTTGTTGTATGAGCAACTTCCTGGAGCCACTTGCCAATTCCACCTTGGTGTGGTCAGTGGCCTCAGGCTATGCATTTGATAGCGAAACTGGAAATTACGTAGCTGTAGCAACTGGCATTACTTACTATGCATCGTTGAGACAGAAGCGTAATCCTCAGTACGATTATTTGCTTGGTGCAGATCAGACGGCCGTTTATATGGAGGGTCGTCTCACTTCTCCACTTACGCTTTCTGGCGTAACGCCTGGAGATTCTGCACAGGCAGTGATCAATGGAAGAGAAGGGCGTTTTGAACTATTACCAAACGAGGAGATTGCTATTCATTATTGGCAGTTCCTCGGCACGCCAATTAGGGGAATTTTTAGACTAATTGGCAAAGGAAGCGTCGAAAACGCTTAATCATTCTTTCCATCGCTGAGGATCTTCTCATGCTTTACCACCCCACTGAACTGGTTAAGAGCCAAGACGTTATTGTGCGTGTTGGTTCGATTATCGGCACTGGCCGTCCAGTTATCACTCAAAGCGGCGCTACTTTCACCGTTAGCGGCACCCCTACTCTCTTTACGCTGCAGGCAGCCACCACTGCGTCTGTTGCATTCAATGACGGCAACACCGAGTTCTACCTGCTTGGCGGCGGCGGTTTCTCTGACAGCGTGATTACCACGTCTCAGGCAACTGCATCCATCACTTCTTACTTCCAGAAGGATATTGATGGAACCACCTTTATCCCGAATAGCTTTGACGAAGCCTTCCAGGTGATCGCCATGTCTCGCTATGACAAGGATTCTGAAGTGTACGTTGAAATCAACAAGCAGCTTGGCGTTTCTGGCACCACCTTCTTCTATGACCGTGTGGCTTACGTGGCTCGCGTCATGAACTACAGCGAAAGCTATCCTGCTGACAACCTTGTGGAATGCACCTTTGACCTTGTTAGCCGGGGTCGTATTGGCATTCACCAGGCCGCCACTAACACTGGAAGCCTGATCCCTGTTGCTCCCAATAGCTGAATCATTCCATTGTGAATGTGTGTTAGCCTTCCCTTACGGGGAGGCTTTTTATTGTGAACATTACACAACTTCGAGAGGTTGTTACCGAATTACTTTCTGCGTCGCCTAATTTGATTGGCACTTATACATTGCCAAATAACTCTACGCTTCCTGCGGTGTATGTGGTGGGTAGGCAAAGTGTTCCCCACGAATGGAAAGTAAAAGGAGTGGAAGTGACAATGCGAGAATTCCCAATATTGAACCCTCGCTCTCCATTCGGAGGCACTGTAAAAGTAAGTCAAGTGTGGGAAGTTATTTTGACGCAATTTACACCTAGCAGCAATACGCTCGCTACTGCAATGGACAGAATGGTCAGGCGATTCCCCGATGCTACGCCAAGGTATTTTCAGGGCGATGATATTGCCTATGAACGCTGTCGTTTCTTGATTCCTGATCTTATTCTTCGCTCTCTTATTGCATCATGAGTGGAACCATTGTTGGTGGTAGTTTCAGCAATCCCGACAAGCTGGTTCAAAAGCTTGTAAAAGCTTTTGAAACATGGGCACGTTTCGACGCGAATGATTATTTTCGCGATCAATTCCTAGAAGATAAGTGGGATTACGATGGAGAGACTCGGCGTAAAAATGGAGAAACAGTCGGCCCAGAGCCTCGGAATATTTTTGACTTAGGCGATCTCTACAGAAGCGGAAGAGACAGTTTTTCAATTACACAAGGCGGAATGGATATTACGGCTTCTTGGGATTGGGATGCAAAAAATAGCTCAGGAAGAGGATACGCTTGGTATGTTCATGAGGGGCTATCCACTAATTTGGAGCCACGGCAATGGACCGACGTGTTTCAGCAGAGTGACTTGTTCAACGGAAGTAGCGTCAGCAAGGAGCTAAGATCGCGAATACGCGCTGCATTTAACAAGTGAAAATTGATTATCTATGGAGTGAAGATGGTTCTGTGCATGCCATCAACTGCGAAACTGAAGGTGCAGCACTGGAGGCCGGTATCTTGTGCCTTATTTCCTGCCGAGAAGAGGCCATTAGAATAAGCAACGAAAATCACTCATTGCTGGTTGAAGTGCCCAAAGAATTTCGCTCTAGTAGCGAAAGAGTGAAGGTATTCAACGCATTGTTAAACGTCCTTGATCATGAGCAAATACGGTTTCCTTCTGCAAACTAAAGCTGAAGAGTATTGCGAACTTCTGCCTGGCGTGCGCTTGAAGAAATATGGTGGCTGGCTTGTTGCTGAAGCTATTGAACAGGAAGAAATTAGTAAGCTGCAAAGCCAAGCTACTATTAGGGCTGTGCAACTGGCTAAGCGCATTGCGTCGGCTAAGGATATTCCGCTAGATGAAGCTTTTGGTCTGCTTCAAGGTGGTGGTGGCTCCATTACTGAAGCGGAACTTCTTTCGGAATATACCGAAGAAACACTGAGCATGATCACGAGTGGATCTTCAGTGGAAAGCACTAACGCACGGATGGTCACTGCTTTTATTCGCTCTCGCGGTCAAGGCTTGATCGACGAAGAGTGGCAAGATCTTTCCGATTGGGAACTTGAGGATACTAAAAATCTGCCACGTAAAGTCATTGCAAAGGTGGTCGAATTCATCACTGAAGAGCAAAATGCGGAAACGCGGGAGGGTGTAGCAGCAAAAAAAGCGATGAAGAGGAATGGTCCTCAGTAGCTGAAATGCTGGAGGCGCGAGCTCGTCACCAGCTAAAAAACTTGACAGATTGGAACGAAATCTATTTCCGACTTTCGGCTTCCGATTTCAAGGATAGGCGATGGCATGCTGATCAATTTGGTCGGCAGCCATTGTCTGACATCAAGCGTGCCTTGAAATATCTCGATAAGCATGACGTAGCGAAATATAATGTGCAAAGCGTAGCTATTGCCAAGTTTGGCACGATGGCGGCTGGGATGATGGCAGGCAAGAAGAGCAAGGTTAAACCAGAAGATTTTCTACCATTTGACATAAAAACAATCAAAAAAGATAGTGGCGTTACAGATGAAAGCCTGACTGTTTTCCAGCGTTTAATGAAGACGAGGAGGATGGATGGAAGAGTGATTGCGTTATTGGCAGATGATTTAAAGGCTTTTGCTGGGCGTAATCAAGATCAATGATTATAGAATGAAGGGACTGTGACTAGAAAGTAAGATGGCAGCTCAAGACGCCGAATTGAAGCTTAAGGTAAGTCTTGATCTGGCATTCTTTAGGCAGCAATTAGCAGGATTAGGGCAGGCTGCTGCTGGTACGCCATTGCCAGTGCAGATTAGATTTGATAGGCGTAGTGTGCAAGATGAGCTAAATGCTCTTGGTGCGAATATTAAGCGTAGAAATTATCGCTTAAATATTGAAACCAATCTATCTGCTGAAATTGCAAAGGCAGACACTCTTGCTCGCAAGCTTACAGAATTAAACAGAAAAGTTAAAGCGGCTGCTGGTGGAGCGTTTTCTCAAGGGCCACAGGGCGCGGCTGGCCTTGAGCGTTTTATGCGTGAACAGGGGCTTACTGGACGTGCTTTTGGCGTACAACAAGCGCAAGAAAATATTGCACGCCAAGCAATCCTATCTCGACTCGAAAAAAAATCATCGATTGCTGGCGGCTATAACGTTCCAGGATTAAAGAAAATTATTAGTGATTTAGGCGGCACTCCAACAGGTAGCAGAACGGATCTGGTAGCCCAGGCTAAAAAGCTAGTAGAAGAGGCGGACGGTATCTCCGACGCCGTTTTCAATAATTTAAAAGACTTGCAAATGAAGCTGCGCCCCATTCGCGGGCAAGCTCAAACAAGCGCTGCGCGCTCCATGCCCAATCTCAATGAGATGTTGGATCGCATGGCTAATTTGACCAGCAATCCTCGTGCCGCACAGCGAATGTTACGTGCGCTCCCTGAGAGTCGCATTACAACTAATCTTGTTGGTGCCGCCAATCGCCAAGCAGCTTTTCAGCAGCAATTTCCTCAAGGATTTACGCTTCCCGGATTTAATGCGCCAAAAGCTTTTGACCCATTGTTAAAAGCAATTGCAAAAGATTTTTCTGATTACGCGAAAACAGTCAACATCTCTGACCCATGGGTGGGTCAAGTTAGCAATGGTATTGCAAATGTAATTGCCAAGGCAGTGGCAAGTCCGCAAGTGACGCGGCTTCTTCCTGCCGCTGGTCAAACCAGTGCTTCGCGCATGACTCAGCAAATGTTTGCGGGTCTTCCTGCATTGCAAGCGCCTGGCATCGGCATGGAGAATGCTCCACTCAGCCGGGCAGCGCAATACATGCTAAATAAGGCCCGTAGGGATCTTGAGCTGCCGATTGGTCCTGCATCGCCTTACGCTCCCAATCCTTTTGCTGGACAAGCTACTGTTCCTTCTCGTCAGTATTTCCAGCCAACAATGCGTCCTGCGTTGCCGGCAGCAGGCGGTACTTCAGGTCTTTTGAGTGCATTAGAAGCTCAACTGGGAGCCAGTCGGGGGATGCTTGGCACCGGAGGCGGTATTGCTACTTCCTTGTTTACTGGCCGAGGCTTGGTGAATCCTGGTGTTTCCATGCTGGAACCAGTTGGCCTTAGTGGGAACTATCGCCAAATGGCTGCTGCATTGGCAAATCAAGCGGCCAATCCGGCATTAGCCCATAGGCAAATTGCTGATATTGGTTTTGGGGCGGTTCCGACTTCTGCCACTGGACTTTCCGGTCAGGCATTAAATGCGGCGCTTAATCAAGCGTTTTTACAACGCAGGGGACTGGGAATTAGCGGCGCTCAGTCAATGCCAATTTTTGGCGCTGGCGGTGTTGCAGTGCAGCAAAATATTCCGGGAATGGCTTATCAAATGGGAGGAGGTGGCCTTGGTGGTTCCATGGGGCAATTCCCGATGGCTGGAATGATGGGACCATCTACGCCGATGTCGATCAACGCTCGTACAAGCATGTTTGGCGGAGGCGGTGGTATGCAGCCCCCTGGTGGAGGCGGAGGCTTTGGTGGCTTTAGTGGAATGGGAGGCTTTGGTAGAGCGCTGGGAGATATTAATCTTCCAGGCTCTGGTGTCATCCGTGAACTTGGCGAGGAGTTTGGTTTTGCAACTAAACAAGTGATTCTGTTTGGACAAGCCTATAAATTACTTGCATTCATCCAAAATCTTCCAGCGCAAGTGGGTGCAGCAGTGGGGCAGTTGCAAAGCTTTAGAAACACGCTCAATGCAGTGACGCCTTCTGCAGAAGAAGCACGTGCATCCAATGAGCTCCTTCTTGGACTCATGGAAAAATATAACGTGCCCTTACAATCGGCACGTGATGGTTTCACCAAACTATATGCCTCCATGGCTCCCGCTGGTTTTAGTGGCGATGAAATCAGGGATTTGTTCACTGGTATTACAAAAGCTGCAGCTACTTTCGGCATGAGTGCTGACAAAGTGGATCGCGTTAATTATGCCTTTGCTCAAATGGCAAGTAAAGGCCAAGTGATGAGCGAAGAGCTTAAGGGACAGTTGGGCGATGTACTGCCTGGTGCCATGGCATTGTTTGCAGAAGCAGCAGGATTTAAGGGGCCAAAGGCTATTCAAGATTTCTCTGCTGCATTGGAAGATGGAGCGTATAAAGGAGAGGCGATGGTCGCATTGTTAAAGAATGTGACTGTCGTAATGAATAAGGAATTTGGTCCCGGAGCAGAAGGTGCTGCGCTTACATTCCAGGGCGTGATGAATCGCATGCAAAACTCAATGACTCTTTTCTACGAGGCATTTGAGCCTGTTGCTGTGGGATTCTTAAATACTGTTGTTGTTCCGATGACGAATGGCATCAAGCAGCTCACTGATGGACTGAATGCTTTCTTTACTGGCACTGCAGCAAAAACAGCCGGAGGATTTGGTATTGCGCAAGAACTGGAAAAACTTCGCCCTGCTTTTGCTGGTATCGCTCAAAATATTCAACAATTGATTCCTGTTTTTCAGCAGTTTGCTAACACTGCACTTGGGTTGGGCAGGATTTTACTAGAAATCGCTGGAAATCCATTTGTGGGCTATTTAGCCAGGGTGTATATTTCCGTATTACCTTTAACCATTGCATTGCAAGCATTAAATTTAAAAGCATTAATTCCCTTGATTGCCAGCTTTGTTCGAGCCATACCTGTCTTTATTGCGTATACCGCTGCTACAGCACAAGGCGTTACAGCGAACAAGGCTTTGCAATTAGCGATGCAAATAAGTGGTACAACTGCAACTACAACTGCGGGGCAAATCAGAAGTGTTAGCGTTGCAATTAAAGTGGCGTTTACTGGAACAGTTATCTTGGCGGCAGTGGCGGGAATAGGCATTTTAATTGAAAAGATTATATCCCTGAACGCCCAAATGGCAGATACCAAAGCAAAAGCCTTGGGTGCGGCACAAGCAATTCGCGCTATGTCGCAAACAGAAGCGCAACAAGCGACTAGGCAATACGAGTCTGGCGCACAAAGCTTGAAAGTTTTAAATCAAGAGATAGAAGAAGGCAAGTTAAAAGGTAAGGCTTGGATTGAAGTTACTGGGCAGCAGGCAAAGGCATTACAAGATGCGGGCGTGATTGTCTCCAATGTTCGTGGGTCTTTGCAAGTTCAACCTACTCGCATACCGGGTGCATTTCAAAAACTAGAAGGGCTTGCAGCCGAGGGTCGATACAGGGTAAGACAGATTACTGAGCAAGAAAAAATGCAGCAAATGCCTGCAACGCTTGGCGCAATTCCACCCAGCGGAGGAGAAGGCAAGACGAAAGAAAAAGAGCTAGATCAGTACAATAGAAGTCAACTCGATTTTATCCAGCAACGATTTGACAAAGAGAAGCAAATAATAGATCAGCAAAAACAGCTTAATTTACTCTCTCAGACTGCTTACGATATTAGGCTTGCTGATATTACTCTTGAAACAAAGCAAGCCGAAATTCAAGAGCGCTTCCGTCTCGAATCGGAAAAAATCAATAAGGCAAATTTTAGCGCCGCTGATAAAGCACTTGCCTTGAAAGACGAAGAAATCAAGCGGGACAATGCGTTATCTTTCGCTCAAAAACAAAGAAATATTTCGGTTAAGGGGGCAAAGCTGGAGCTTGAGCAGCCTTTTGTAGAAGCTTTACGCAACGAAAATCTCGAAATTAACAAGCAAAATGCCTTGCTTGGAAGACTTAAAGAAGGATACAGGGGGTTGACACCAGAACAAGAAGCCTCTTTTATCATTGAAGAAAAAATTGCCGCATTGAAGGCCGATCAGCAGAAGTTAATACAATCAAACATTGATAATTTAAAGGAGCAAATTCAACTACGACTTGAAAATCTGAAAATCCTAGAGAAGGAAGAAGCATTGCGATCTGCACGTACAGAGCTTGGAGTGATAGGAGCCGGTTTAAAAGCTGGTTTCACTGGAAGTGCTGCTGGTATATTTGAGCGCACAATGATTAAAACGGAAGGTGATGTCAGCCAGGCCACTAAATTGGCAGAAATTGAAACAAAAGCAATGCAAATGCGTAGCGTGTTTGAAGGCATTCAAGGCGCCATCGACGGAATCAGTGGAGCATTTGCCAGCATGATGACAGAAGGCGTTACAGCGCTTGTTACTGGCACCGCTACGGCCAAGGAAGTATTTGCAAGCTTCTTGCAAAGCGTTGCACAAGCATTGCAACAAGCTGCTGCTCAAATGATTGCCACTTACATCGCTATTGGCATTGCAAAAATATTTGCCGGACTGGCTGGCCCAGCTTCTACTTCTGCGACTGGACCAAATCCTGGAGGCATTCCCAGTACGGGAAACATAACAGCTCCGAGCGTCAATGGCGTGGATCTTGGTGCAGCCGCAAATCTGGCAGCAAAAGGCGCTTATTTTAATAGCGGCATGTCTTATTTTGCCACTGGCGGTATCGTCTCTTCTCCTACTTTCTTCCAATTTGCCGATGGAGGGAAGATTAACATGGGGCTCATGGGAGAAGCTGGCCCGGAAGCAATTATGCCTCTGAAGCGTGGCCCCGATGGTCGCCTTGGCATCTCGATGTACGATGCTTCTCGTAAGACAGTCGCCAATGCCGAGAATAATGCGGGCATCTCTTCCATCGACTACGAAGACGATGGCTCCATTGGTGGAGGTTCTTCCTCAAGGCAATCCGTCGCCGCCAGGGCCGCACAGGCAGTGATGTCAACGCGCTTGCAAGTAATGGAGCAGCGTTCCTTAAGCGAGAAGCGTTCTGAGATGCGTCAAATCGAAGAAATGATTGCGTCGCCAGCAAAAATCAACGTTGAATATCAATCTCAAGTGATTAACAACGTAGAATACGTTACACGAGATCAAGCAGAACGTATGGCGTCGCAATCTGCATTGCGCGGCAGGGAATTAGCCATTGGCGCTCTTCAGAATAGTGTCAAAACACGTAAGCGCGTGGGGATGGGCTGATGTCAGTAGCAACAGTTAATTATCTTCAGTTTCGCAATCGTGAAACCTTTGACGTGGCCAGCCCATTGTGGCAAAACTTCTATGTAGATCGTTCTAGCGATTTTTTGCCTTTTGGTTATGGGCAAGGGGCAGGGCAGACTGCAGGCGAACGTTCGCAGGCGAATCTTGTTACTCCCGTTAATACCATTTCATTGAACTATGCAAAAGAAGCGGCAGACAACCGATACATTGCAGAAGTAACAACCAAGGAAATCAACATCAGCTCTATGGCTGAATCCTCATTGATTTCTCATGAGCTATGGGTGGTAGGAAGTTTTAGTCATGACCAAGAAATGCTCACTTTTATTTTACGTGGCCCTGGTGATGCAACTAAGCAAGGGCCTGGTCGATTCTTGTCTCGTTCTTTAATTGGTAACGTACCAACTTCCGGCACTTTAGTTATCTCATGAACTGGCATCGGTGGATTGGCAAAAAGCACGTTACGGGTGCTGATCCAGAGTATGATGAAGGCTGTGACTGCCTTTTAATGGTGGTTCGCATTCGTGAAAGTCTTGGTTTGCCAGTTCCAAATTCTATGGATGTGGCAACAATGATTTTGCTTTCAAATGCAGAATCTTTTCAAGACATTCATGCATTAATGGCTCCTCATCTTGTTGCTGCAGAGTCTCCTTGCGACGGTGCTTTTACGGTTTTTGAAACGCCTGACCATATTGGTACTGCGGTGATGATTGAGGGTGGGTTATTAATCGTTAGCCATAAGCGCGGTGTTCGCTGGATTCCAGCAAACATGCTCCGCAAATTCAATTGGTACCATTGGAAATGACAGCTCCTCTTCTTCCTCAGGATCGCTACATCGCAGAGCTACTGGGGCTTTCCGAGGAGGAGATGCGGTGGTACAAGGCGGAGGTGCAGCGACGGGCATTAGAAGGGCCTCAGCCGGCCGTTGTAAATGCAACGACGGCTATTACTCTTGCGATTATCAGCCTCAGCCTTACTGCAGTCAGTGTTGGATTGACAATCATCTCAATGCTGCTGGTTCCACGCCCAGACACGGGCCAACGTGGACGCCTTACCACTCGTCAACGTCAAGGTGATACGTTGCAAGTGCCGTCAGCATTTGCTCCCACTTATGGCTTTGAAGCGGTACAAGACGTTGCTCCTCTTGGCGATCCCATTCCTCTTGTCTACACTAAGCGTGAATTTTTAAATGGTCAATGGTACGGTGGTACTCGCGTTAGCACTCCGTTGCTATGGAGCCAAATTTGGTCGCTTGGTGGCAATCAGATGCTTCGTGCCGTGCTGTTGGTTTCCGAAGGCGAGATAGGCGCCATCCATCCTTATAGCTTTGCCATTGGCAATAATAGTCTTGGAGCTTATTCGTTCGATGGCAACTTGCAACGCATCGCCATTTATTCCGTTAACGATGGCGGCCGAATGGCTATTGGCAATTATTTGTCTGGCTCCCAGAATGATAGTGGCGCCGAAGGAGACTATGCAAACGATATCTTTCGCGTAGATACAGGCATCAACAGCTTGGCCACGCATTTTTGTGGAGCCTACAAACCAAGTACATCCACATCGTTCGGGCTCTATTCTCCCATCGCAAATGGCCTCGGATATAGGATTAATCCACGAATCAGGCCGCTGCGTCAGTTACAAGCCGACGGCGATGTTTACGATGCAGTGGATGACGCCCAAGCAGTAGCTGAAGCATGGAAGTATAAATATTGCTATAGCAGCAAGTCAGGGATTATTTCTACGTCGAAAGGAGGCACTTCCGGTAGCATCGTGGCGCTAAGCGTGGGTGATACGTTTGAATACATGCTCAGCTCTAAGTCTGATGCTGTAAGAAACCGCCGAAAGAATCCATCAATCTTTGTTAATCAACGGAACAGTGATAACAAGACTGGTTCTATGGATGGAGAGGAGACGCTAGTCAGCGTGGCGCAGTCAGTTGCCGGAAGACAGAAACAATACGATTCCGCATTGCAAGAAGGTGAGCTCTATAAAGTTGGTTCATGTTTGGCTATCCTGGTTTCACGCAGTCCTGTATTCATTAGCGAAGCTGATTACAGCTTAGATGCGTTGGAAGAAGACGCCGCCGTAGAAGGCGATCCTGGCTCCCCAGGCGAAAGTGCATTTTACATTTTTAGAGTGGTGCGAGCTGGTTCTGTTGGTGTAGTTGGCACCGAATTGGTAGACACGCGCTTTTTTGATGTTCCAGCAACTAGCAAAATATATCCAGCGGAGAATGGCGATAACCCCGCATCGAAACCATGGCTATACGACACGGAGGGTACTAACTATGCTGCGGGGCAGATTGGAAAGCGGCATTACACAGCATCTTATTTTCCTCAATTGTTTCGCTGTGCTTTGGGAGGTGTTAGCCTAAATCGCCGTACACGCTATTTTGAAATTGGCATACGAAGCACGGTTGCAATGCAAGTGCAAGGCATGTGCAATTTTGCTGATGTCCCCGTGTTTATTTCGGAATTCATTCGTGGAACTGTCACACCGGTAACAATTAGAGACGGAAATACTGGTGGCCTAGAAAACGGCACATTTACTCGCGCAGCATCAGGCGGATCAGGAACTGGTTTAACTTTTTCGATAACTGTAAGTGGAGGCTTTATTACAAGCACCACTGCCACTGTGCTTGGCACTGGTTATGCGGCGTCTGATCGAGTGACGGTGTCACTAAACCTTGCCAGTGGCGGCACGCAAATCGTTACTTACAGGATCAGCGTAACAAGTGCTGGAGCTGTCACGCCAGTCAGTATTACGTCTGGGAACACAGGCGGCTTGACGAATGGCACATTTTCCCAATCCCCTGCTGGTGGGTCAGGAAACGGACTGGCTTTTTCCATAGTCGTTTCTGGTGGTTTGATTACAAGCACGCTAATTACGAGCCCAGGTACTAGCTATAAGACTGCCGATTCCGTAACAGTGTCTTTAAACGTTGCGGCAGGAGGAACACGTACAGTAACGTATCGCATTAATGCCGTTGCAGCAGTGCAAACAGGGGCGCCAGAAGTGCCTGGCTACCGCGCTGTTAATTGGAAAGCTGCTGACGCATTGGATGGAGCAGATGTTGAGGATAATTTAACGAACGCAGTATTCACATCGGGAACAATTACTTCTCCAGAGAAGAGGTATAGTTTCTTCCGTGTTTCGTTGCGGAGTGATCCAAGCAATGACAGTGGTTTTGTGACTACCGGCAATACAATTTTTTGCGTGGCAAATGCAAAAGAGACTCCGGTGTTTAATTATTTGCGGTTTGCAATGAATGGCGATGCAAGCTGGGAAGTGAGGATTGAGCCTGTCTCCAGTTGGGAAATTAGAAATGAAAACTATTCAATCATCCAGCTTGCCGCTGATTCAAATGACTATGTGTCAGTAGATTTTCCCCTAGGTTCTGTAATTGCAAAAGGAGAATACTTGGTAGGCGTGTCAACAAATGAGCTTTTTGACATTCAAAATCTACGTCCCAAACGTGAGATTGGCATTAGCTGGACAGAAGGCAATTACGGCTCCAACTTCAATGGTACATACATTGATTTATATGCTAGGGCTGCTGAATTCTTTGTTTACGACGAAATTACCACCACTTGCTCTTCTGGACCGGAGCACGAAATTACTTACGTAAATGTCATCCAACCAAATGATTCAGTTCCTCAGTATGACAATCTTTGCTTAGTTGGCATTAATGCAAAAGCGTCTAGGGAGTGGTCTCAGTTTTCTCAGTTCTCTGCCTATATCACAGAGGGAATCAAGGTGAACACCTTACTGGGTGGTTATGAATCCACTCATTTATTCCCAGAGATTCTTTATGATTTCATGCTAAACAAGCGCTATGGACTGGGCAATGAAATTAGTCCTGAGCAAATAGACATTGCATCATTTACTGCTGCCGCACAGTTCTGTCTTGATAACCGTTTCTTCTACGATGGACCAAAACTAAACAATACCAATTGGCGCCAATGGGCCGCAGATACTGCAGCCACTCATTGCCTATTACTAATTGAACGCGGTGGTGTTTTCTATTTGGAACAAGCCATTCCTGAGCAGCCCGAAATCCGTGGTCTGTTTACCGCCGGAAATTGCATCAGCATGGAGTTGAGCATGGCTGAAGCTGAACAGCGTCAGCCAGTATCAATTTCAGTGAAATACAGAACGGAACAGTATGGTGGCGCGGCACCATCGGAAAGCACTGACCCTTCTTACGGCTTATTCCCCGAGCCTCAGGAAACCTTGGTTTATCACACTACATGGGGAGAGGGTGTCACTGAAAGCATCGACATGTCGGAATATTGCACTAGCAAGGAACATGCGATTAAGACTGCTCGCTACATTATTGGAGCACGCAAGCTTTCAGACCACACTGTAAAAATTTCTACCACGCACGAAGCATTGACAAGCTCTTTAGCGCCAGGTGATTTTATTAAGGTGGCACTTGATTATACGCATTACAATCAATTCGTCAATGGCGCCGTCACGGGAAACGGTAGTTTAATTTCTTCTACGCCGCTATCAGATGGCGCCCACACAGTTATTTACTGGACGGGGGACCAGGGGACTGAAGTGGTCGAAGGCACGTTAACTGTTAGCAACAATGGCACCACTGCAAGCCCTGCGGGGATTGTCTTTACAGTTAAAACTTCCGAGATATTAACACGCACTTATCGCATTGATTCGATTCAGCCAAGCGAAGATGGCTATGAAATTGATGCCGTTCATACGCCATTGTTAACGAATGGAATGCTCCAGCTTTATGCTGAATGGAGCGATTCTTCTTACTGGACAGAGGCTTAATTATGGTAAATTTTCCAGCAGTTGCCCCCACTTCAATGGACTTTACTGCGCCAGAGTTTCCCGTAAAAACTAATACATCTCTCAGTGGAGTGGCATCAAGGCGGTTATTTGGCAACAGGGGATCGCGTTCTGTATTGAGCATGAATTTCGACAATTTAACAGACGTGGTAGCCACTGAATTTCTAGACGCCTGGAATTCTGCAAAGGGTCAAATAGAGGAACTAACTATTCCTTCCATTGTTTTCAATGGAGCAAGCGCTGCTTTAGTTGCCTATATTTCCGATGGTGGGGATGCATTGAATTGGCACTTTGCAGAACCTCCTCAACTTCAACGAGTTTCTCCTGGTATTAGCAGTATTAGTGTCACTCTTGAAGCTACACGCGATTTCTAGCTAAAGTAAATACAAAACTGGAGCGAACCTTGGCAGTTCTTACAGGTAAAAACGGCGCGTTGCGCTGGAATGGCAGCACCATTGGCAAAGTCAGGTCATGGTCGCTTTCGGTCAACAAGGATGCCCTAGAGACCACCACTCTTGGTAGTTACGACAGGACTTACGTGACTGGTCTGCGTGGCTCTACAGGCACCGCAGAGCTGATGTACGACCCCAATGAGGGCAGTGCTGTCGCGTTGCTGAACAGCATTTTTGGCAATGACGAAGCTGTCACTCAGTCAGTGCAATTTGTTTTGGATTCGGCGGGTGGTAAAACATTGAGTTGTGATGCATTTTTAACAAGTGCATCACCAAGTGTTAGCGTCGCCGACATTCAAACGTGCTCGATTTCTTTTCAAATCTCCGGTCAAATTAGCGGCGGCTTCTAAGCATGGCAGTTCTTGGCGTAAATGGAATTGTGAGGCTTCGCCGTGAAGCCCCAGACCCCATTGTCCTTCCGATTTCAACGGCAAGAGCTGACATTGATGTGCTCGTAGTTCGAAATCAAGAATTTTGGGGAGGAGATGAAGTTCGCATTTTTGCGCCTAACGGACTGCCTCTTTCAACTAGCGCATTACCTAACGGCGTTGGTTGTTACTTTGGTTCATATTGGGACTTAGCGCCCAATAGATCGCATGTGACAGCAGAAAATGACCAGTATTACGTAACCACTGATAACAATGTTTATTTTTACAATCGAGGCACCCCTGTAAATTCAGCCACTTACTACATCCATAGAGACAAGCTGGATCGCATTAGTTTTTACGACACAAGAGCAAAAGCATTAACTGGCAGCACTGTTGACAGAATAGATATCAAGCAGCTTGATTTCGACTACATCGTAATGTCTGCTGCTGGCACTGAAGAATATGACGATGCAATTAGTGAATGCGTGGCAGCAGTGGGAGACTACAGACTGAGTGATGTCACTGATGAAATAACATTAGCAAGTATTTGCGACTTTGCACCTTCGTATTTGCAGCCCGTAGCAGGCACCACCGAATACAACGATGCCGAGCTGTCTCCTCGTCGTTGGATCAATGGTTTCCCGTGGATCATCCAAGGTTTTGTTGAAGAGTGGAGCATTCAATTAGATGCAGCCGGAATCAACACCACTTCAGTTGGTGATAAATTTGGAGACAATATAAAGTCCATTGTTACTGGTGGCGGCACGTTTGATTTCCAAGTAGAGAGAGCCTCAAGCGAAGAGAATTACGACACTACATCGCTAATGCGTTTGCTGCTTCTAACAGAGAAAGGCTACAAGGCACAAGCGCAGTTCTATATGATTTATGACAGACAATACGATGGTGCTCGCCCAGAATTGCTGCCTGGCGATTTGTATTACGAATGCGATATTTTAATTACGAACAGCGCAGTCAATACAAGGGCAGGAGAAATTATTGTAGGCACAGCAAATTTTGTTACGACTGGCCCCATTCAGCTTAGAATGGGCACATAAACTTGTAGCCGCATAGAGGCGCATATGACAGCTATCATTCTGCCCGGTCAGTCTGGCGCTATTGATGACAATAATATTACGCAAGGTGATTTCCGTGAGCAGATTGCTGCCATTGCCATTGCAGCTCGTCGTTATTCTGGCGCCACCAGTCAAGGCGTAAGCACCACTTCTCTTTATGTAGATCCAGAAATTGGCACGGATGCTTGGAGCTCTGGAGTGGCCGATGCCACTGCCATCCC